TGGTGCACCACCGGGCGCCTACAAACTCGAACCCGGACCGCCCCAGGGCGGCTGGGGTTCGCCAAATCCCTCCTCCGCTAAATCAGTCGGAGGCCGCGACTTTTACACTCCGCGCGGAACTTCCACTTACATGGGAAGGTAAACAACCACCTTCGTGCCAAACCGGTTTGGCTCTTACGGTTCTCCAAAAAATCAGCAGTACCTATTAACATAAGCAGGACACATACTTACAACCACACGACGAAAACAAAAACAAAAAACAAAACGACGAAAGGACAATTACATGAAACCTGCAAACACCGTACTGCTCCCACTCTTCAACATCAAAACCGCATACTCACCGACCGAGACGGTCGCTCTTACCTTCCCTGACGAGGAATATCCCTACGGCAAAACCAAACAGTCCTTTAAGGACGATGCCGACATCAACAACATCATGGCCCGGTACCAATCGACCGGCATGATCGACTACGTCAAAGAAAACGCGCCGCACTACGGCGACGTCACTGGCCTGGAGTTCCAGGCCTGCATGAACAAAATCATCGAAGCGTCTGAAATGTTCGACGCGCTACCGGCTCATCTGCGGAAACGCTTCAACAATGAGCCTGCGGAGTTCCTGGATTTCGTCCAGGACGATAAGAATCGCGAAGAGGCCATCACCCTCGGCCTCATCGCAAAACCAGCCCAAGAGGCTGTAAACGTCCCCGAAGGGGATCCCACCCCTGGCAAAACCGCCGGGGCGCCAGCACAGTAGACTACTTGTTATCTACTGTGCTAGGTCACACTAAAACTCGTCGCGCACCAATGTTCTTGTTATTCAAAGCTTTAGCGGCGTTTTTCACCTTGATAGCCCTCACAGGGGGCTTCACAACGGAGGTACTCGATGAAAAGGCACAAAATGAACCGGGGCAAATCGCGCCGGCTGTTCAGCAAGACAGGCTCCAGGACTCACAAGAAAAACGTCCTGGGACAGACCATCATGAGGGGCGGTTATCGCCTCTGAGCGATGCCCTGTTACCACCCGAACCCTGCATGGAAGACAGCAGCTGGAAAGATTACTTTCACAATGCCCAGGAACCTTTCGGAGCGGCTTATGCTCCCCTGTGGCACGTGTGTCGGCTGCATCATGCAACGAGCGCGTAGCACGGCTGTGAGGTGCATGCACGAAGCGCAAATGCACGAATTCAACAGCTTTCTCACGCTCACTTACGACGACGAGCACCTACCCCACGACCACTCACTCCGGAAGGATCACTTCCAGAAGTTCATAAACGCACTTCGCAGCGAAATGCGTCGCAAAGACTGGGGGACGGTGCGGTACCTGATGTGCGGGGAATACGGGGACAACAATTACCGACCCCACTATCACGCCTTGCTGTTCGGGATGGACTTTCCCGACAAGAAGGCATGGAGAAAACAGCGCGGCCACACGCTTTACCGTTCTGCTTTACTTGAACGGCTCTGGCCGTACGGCTTCTCCGAAATTGGCAGTGTGACCTTCCAAAGCGCCGCGTACGTGGCGCGCTATGTCCTCAAGAAGCACAGGGGCGACCAGCCCACTGTTTATGTCGACCCCGACACGGGGGAGATACACAAGCTTCTACCGGAGTACACCTGCCGATCGCTCAAGCCAGGACTCGGTGAGTCCTGGTTCCTTACCTACAAAAGCGATGTATACCCGCACGATTTCTGCGTCGTCAAAGCGACCAAAGTGCGGACTCCTCGTTATTACGACGTTCTTCTGGAACGTCATTTCAGCAAGGCCGAGCTCGAGCTCGTAAAAAAGGCTCGTATCGAACGTGCCGAGGTGTACCAGGAGGACCTAACCCCAAAACGCCTGCGGGTTCAGGAAAAAATCCAGCAGGCGAAAATCAAACTCCTCAAGAGGACAGTATGAAACTCGAAATTTTCGCAGTGTTCGACAACAAGGCGGCGGCCTTCCTTCCGCCTTTCTTCATGGCCAACGGCGCGGTAGCGTGCCGTTCTTTCCAGGAGGTCTGCAATGACCCGAACAGCCAGTTCTACAAGCACCCGGAGGACTACACGCTTTACAGCATCGGGTTTTTTCATGATGATGTTGCGGAATTTAAACCGCATAAAGCCAATCCGCTGGTCACGGCAGCGGCGCTTAAGGAGGTCCAGCAATGAAAATGCAATCAGTTATGAGGCACCAGTTCTCCCAGGTGCCGAAAGCTGAGATTCCGCGTTCGACATTCGACCGGACGCATGGTCACAAGACAACTTTCAACGCCGGGTTGCTGATTCCCTTCTTCGTCGACGAGGCCTTGCCCGGGGACACGTTCAATGTGAAAGCGACGATGTTCGCTCGCATGGCAACCCCGATCTTCCCGCCAATGGACAATCTCTACCTGGACACACAGTTCTTCGCGTGCCCTATCCGACTGCTCTGGAACAACTGGCAGAAATTCAACGGCGAACAGGACAACCCAGGCGATTCTACGAGCTACCTTGTTCCGCAGATGACGAGCCCTGGTGGCGGGTACTCTGTGGGCAGCCTCTCCGACTACATGGGGATTCCCCCGCTGATTGCGGGGATCGAGCATGTCTCGCTCTGGCACCGTATGTACAACCTGACCTGGAATCAGTGGTACCGGGACCAAAACCTCCAGAACTCGGTTACCGTCGATAAAGGCGACGGCCCGGATACTCCCGCAAACTACGTGCTGCTCAAACGTGGCAAGCGCCACGACTACTTTACAAGCTGCTTGCCGTTCCCGCAGAAAGGGACGGCAGTTCAAATCCCGTTGGGCACAAGTGCGACAGTGAAAACGTCTGCAACCGATCTGTTTACGGGTACGCAGCAGGCCGTGTTTTTCAATCAGGCCACCGGTGGGGCGAAGCCCGGGTCATCGAATCTGCTTGGAGCGGCCGCGACGACCGGCGCCGGTTATCAGAGTACGACCGCTGGCACTATTGCCCAGGCGGTGTATCCCTCGAACCTTTATGCCGATCTTTCGACGGCTACCGCGGCAACAATCAATTCGCTGCGGCAAGCGTTCCAAATCCAGCGCATGTTCGAACGGGACGCCCGGGGCGGCACTCGTTACCAGGAACTGATCAAGGCTCACTTCGGGGTGACGAGCCCCGACTCGCGCATGCAGCGCGTGGAATACCTGGGCGGCGGTTCTTCGCCGGTCGGTTTCTCTTCCGTGCCTCAGACCTCCAGCACGGATGCCGTGACTCCCCAGGGCAATCTTTCCGCATACGGTACCGTGACGGCTCACGATCACGGCTTCACCAAATCCTTCACGGAACACTGCCTGATCATGGGCATCATGTCCGTGCGTGCGGATTTGACTTACTCCCAGGGCCTCAACCGCATGTTCTCCAGGAGTACTCGGTTCGACTTCTACTGGCCCGCGCTATCGCACCTGGGCGAACAAGCCGTGCTCCGAAAGGAAATTTACTCGGACGGCGTCGACGTCAACGACAACGTCGTTTTCGGCTACCAGGAAAGGCATGCGGAATACCGCTACAAGCCTTCGCTCATCACCGGCCTGATGCGCCCGGCCGTGCCGACAAACCTTGCTGCGTGGCATCTCTCGCAGCAATTCGCAAGTCCTCCTGTTCTGGACACTACGTTCATCCAGGAGACTCCGCCCATGGCGCGCGTCAAGGCGATCACCACGCAACCGGACTTCATCTTTGATAGCTATATTCGGATGCACTGCGCTCGGCCCATGCCCGTTTACGGAGTGCCCGGACTCATTGACCACTTCTGATGTTCGGCTTTGACGATGCAGTAGCGGGACTGTTCGACATCGGGGAAACCCGGATTCAAAACATGTCGAACGCCAAGGAAGCCACGAAAATGCGTGACTTCCAAAAATCCATGTCGGACACCGCGCATCAGCGCGAGGTGGCCGACATGGTCGCCGCGGGGATCAATCCAATACTCTCCGGGACCGGTGGTCCTGGAGCTTCTACCCCTGGCGGCGCAATGCCTACGGCTCAGCGCTCGAATTCTTTCAGCGCAATGTCCGCTGCGCGGGCTACTCGCGTTCAAGCGGATAATGTCCAGGCGGACACTGAAAAGAAAAAAGCCGAGAAAGCAAACATCGAGGCGGACACCGCCAACAAGCCTACTGTTGGCGCAAATATCTCAGCGGATACCGCGCTTAAGGCTCAACAAAATCTTCAGACGATCGCTGCGACGAACATGACGCAAGCGCAAGCGGCGAAGTTCGCCCAGGAGACTTCCAACCTGATCACCGAGCAATTTACCAATCTCAAGCAACGCGCTGAAATCGAGGCCAGAACAAAAAATATCGACCTCGAAACTGCGACTAAGCAGCTCCTTCAGGACGTCCTAAAAAAAGAAATGCCCGGCTTGCTTCACGCTGCCGGGCTCTCATCGAGCGCTGCCGGCGACGCAGCGAGAATCAACGAAATGGCGGCGAAGGCCGCCCAGGTCTGGACAGACCAACTCAAAATCTTCAAGGGCGCCGGTGGCTCACCTGGTGCACCACCGGGCGCCTACAAACTCGAACCCGGACCGCCCCAGGGCGGCTGGGGTTCGCCAAATCCCTCCTCCGCTAAATCAGTCGGAGGCCGCGACTTTTACACTCCGCGCGGAACTTCCACT